GGAGATGCACTTGTTGAATCTTGAAGATATACTTAATGATTGGAAAAAAGACTGTGTAATTGATGAAAGCCATTTGGATAAATCATCAATTGACATAGCAAAACTTCACGCAAAATATTTACAACTTCTTTCTATTTCTAAACTACAATTAAAAAAGACTGAATTAAAGCAGAAAATTTTACTTAAAGATAAGTGGCTATATTATAATGATAAAATGACTCAAGAACAAATAGAAGAAAGAGGTTGGGAATATGATCCTTTTAATGGAATGAAAGTAATGAAAGGTGATATGAATTACTATTATGATTCCGACATAGATATTCAAAAGAGTGAAGAAAGAGTAACTTATTATAAAACCTTAGTTGAAACACTACAAGAAATTGTAACCAATATTAATTGGAAACATCAAACTATAGGTAATATTATAAAATGGAAACAATTTGAAGCTGGTGGTTTTTAGTGGATATAGTTAAAGTACAGAAGAAAGATCATGCTAATATGATCATCGGATGCGATTGGGGTATTGCTCAAGAGTTATCTGATTATTTTTCTTTTTTTGTTCCTGGTTATAAATTTATGCCCTTATATAAGAATAAGGTATGGGATGGAAAGATAAGATTATTTAATGTAAATAACTGTGAGTTATCTTGTGGTCTTATATCTTATGTAAAAGATTTTTGTGAAAAAAGAAATTATCCGTTAGAATATGAAAAAAGTAAATATGGTTTACCTGAATCATATAATAAAATAAACCCTAATAAAATTATGGAATTTATAAAAAGCCTTGATCTAAAAAGTAAAGGTGAACCTATATCCATAAGAGATTATCAGTTTAATGCTATCTGTGAGGGACTACAAAGAAAAAGATCAATACTATTATCACCTACGGGTTCAGGTAAATCTTTAATTTTATACTGTTTAGCTAAGTATTGGCTTCAGATGCTTACAGATGGATTTAATTATCCAAGAGCAGGGAAAGTTTTAATTATTGTTCCTACCACATCTTTGGTTGAACAAATGTACGGAGACTTTGCCGATTATGGACAAAATCCTACTGGTATGCATAAAATCTATTCTGGTAAAGATAAAGAGTTTGAAAGTGCTATCTGTATAAGTACATGGCAATCGATTTATAAAATGCCGCCTGCTTGGTTTGATCAGTTTGGTATGATCTTAGGAGATGAGTGCCACGGTTTTAAATCTAAATCGCTTACTAATATTATGAATAAATGTAAACTAGCAGAATATCGCTATGGTACTACTGGTACACTTGATGGAACACAAACACATCAGTTGGTATTAGAGGGTCTTTTTGGTAAGGTAATGAAAGTTACTACAACTAGAACTTTGCAAGATAATCAAACCCTTGCCGACTTAGAAATTCTTATGATACAGTTACAATATAGCGAAGAAATTAAAAAGCAAATGGTAGGCCTACAGTACCAAGATGAAATAGATTATATTGTAAGATACGAACAAAGGAATAAATTTATAAGAAACCTGGCTCTTGATCAGAAGGGTAATACTTTGGTCTTATTTCAGTTTGTCGAGAAGCATGGAAAGCCTCTTTTTGAATTGATAAATACTAAGGCTAAAGAGGGAAGAAAAGTATTTTTTGTAAGTGGTGCTACAGAAACTTCTGATAGAGAAGCTATTAGAAAAATAACAGAGGGTCAAAAAGATGCTATCATCGTCGCTAGTCTTGGTACTTTTAGTACTGGTATTAATATACGGAACTTGCATAATATCATATTTGCTTCTCCGTCAAAATCCCAGATCAAAGTTCTCCAGTCTATTGGGAGGGGATTACGGAAATCAGAGGATGGAACAACTACTAAACTCTATGACATATCAGATGACTTCCAACATAAATCAAGAAAAAACTATGCGCTCCTTCACAGCGAAGAAAGATTAAAGATTTACAAAAAAGAAAAGTTTAAATTTAAATTCTACAAGGTTTCCATATGATAGATATAAACAATGTTAAACAATTAAAAATAGCCGACGGTTCTGAAATCATCTGTGAGATAATGGAAGAACTTGAGGAAGATATAGTTGTAAGAGGCGCTTTCAGAATAGCTAGAGTAGATTTAGATAGTGAAAGAAGTTATTATATGTTTAAACCATGGATGACTTATGTAGAAGAACCCGATCATTTTATAACAATTAATCTATACCACCTAATAGCAGCAACAGTCCCATCTAAAGATATTTTAGATCAATATGAAAATGCTATAGAAAAAATTAATGAAGCAAGATTAGAACGAGACGAAGAATTAAATACTAAACAAGAAGAAAATTTAAAAGATGAAGTAAATGTAACGCAAGAGATTGATGCTGATAACGTGTTAAAATTTAACTTTATTGATAAAACTAAACTTCATTAGTATTCCCTATCCTCAACTAAGTACTCTTTTATTATATACTAGATTCGTGCAACTGTAAACCAAAAAATGATGTAAAAACAAAAAAAATAGTTGTTTACATCTGTTGATAATTAGTTTATAATATATATGTAAAAGGTTTATATTTATGGCAAAAAAGACAAAAAACATCCACTATATTAATAATTCAGAATTTTCATTGGCTATTGTAGAGTATGTGAAAAAAGTAACTTTAGCAAAAGAAAATGAAGAAAAACTTCCAATAGTACCAGACTATATCGCTAGGAGTTTTCTTCAGATAGCAGAGAATCTATCTCATAAATCCAACTTTATCCGATATACATATCGTGAAGAAATGGTTATGGATGCTGTAGAGAATTGTTTAAAAGCTATAGAAAATTATAATATTAATGCTACAACTAGAACAGGAAAACCCAATGCGTTTGCTTATTTTACTCAGATCATTTGGTATGCTTTTCTTCGTAGGATTACTAAAGAAAAGAAACAGCAAGAAATTAAAGAAAAATATCTTGCTCAATCTGGAATAGATGCGTTTCTTGTTACAGAACTTGGTACTGATGATGCATCATCTCAAGTTGCTAATCATTTTATTGATACACTTAAAGATAGAATTGATAAAGTAAAAGCATATGATACAGAAATTAAAACTTTTTCAAAAGTAGTAAAAAATAGAAAAAAAAGAGCAGTTAACGTAGATTCAGATTTATCCGATTTTTTGGAATGATATATAATGAAAATAGCAGTATTAAATGATACCCACTGTGGTATTAGAAATAGCTCTGATGTATTTTTAAATAATGCAGCAGATTTTTATGAAAACATCTTTTTCCCGTATTGTAAAGAACATGATATTAAGCAAATTATTCATCTTGGTGATTATTATGATAATCGTAAGTTTATTAATTTCCGAGCTTTAAATCATAATCGTAAACATTTTTTATCACATCTTCGTGATTACGGAATGTCTATGGATATTGTGCCTGGTAACCATGATACTTACTATAAGAATACAAACGACTTAAATAGTTTAAAAGAATTATTAGGTCACTTTATGAATGAAATTAATATTATTATGGAACCTCGTGTTCTCGAATATGATTCTCTTAAGATTGCAATGTTACCTTGGATCACTCAAGAAAATCACGATAAATCTATGGAGTTTGTTAAGAACTGTAAAGCAGATTGGTTAGGCGGTCATCTTGAGCTTAGTGGATTTGAGATGATGAGAGGCATAGAAAATAAACATGGTATGGATCATAAGCTTTTCTCACGCTTTGAAAAAGTTTTATCTGGCCATTTTCATACTAAATCAGTAAAAGATAATATAACATATCTAGGCACTCAGATGGAATTTTTCTGGTCTGATGCTCACGATAACAAACACTTTCATGTGATAGATACCGAAACTCGTGAAATGGAAGCCATTAGAAATCCATACACTCTATACGAAAAGATTGTATATGATGATTCAAGACAAAGTTATTCAGATTTTAATGTGGACCATTTAGATAATAAATTTGTAAAAATAGTTGTAATTAATAAGTCTGACCTCTTTACATTTGATCGTTTAGTTGATAGAATACAAAATAGAAAGATTCATGAACTAAAGATTGCAGAAAACTTTAATGAGTTTATCGGAGAGAATGTTGAAGACGAAAGTATATCTATGGAAGATACCGAAGTTTTGTTAGATAGTTATGTTGATGCTGTTGATACGGATCTTGACAAAGATAAGATAAAAGTAAATATGAGGAAACTTCTTACAGAAGCACAATCAATGGAAATAGTTTAGTGCCCAAACAAGAAAGAATACACTGTCTATCTAAGAAATGGGAAAAAGCTTACAAGAAAGCTGCCAAGAAAAAAGATAGGCAGAAATCTAAGAAACAAATAAGGCAAAAAGAATGATTACTTTTAAATCTATTCGATATAAAAACTTTTTATCGACTGGTAATAATTGGACAACTATTAGTCTTAATAAAACAAAATCAACTCTTATAGTAGGCCAAAACGGCGCAGGAAAGTCAACTATTCTTGATGCTCTTTCCTTTGCTTTATTTGGTAAACCACATCGTAATATTAATAAACCTCAATTAGTTAATACTATCAATAATAAAGATAGTGTTGTAGAGGTTGAATTTATTATAGGCAAAGCACTTTTTAAAGTTGTTCGTGGTATAAAGCCACAAATATTTGAAATATGGAAAAACGGCGTGATGATTAATCAATCTTCTCACGCTAAGGAGTACCAGAAGGTCCTTGAACAAAACATCATTAAGTTAAATCA